CCCTCAGGGTGATAATCCGAGGCGTCGACCTTCGCGTCGTCCTTGCGCCCGGCCCGCTCCCTGGCCTTGGCCTTCATGGCGTCGCGCGCCTTAACGCTCATCTCGGACATTTAGGCCCCCGAATTAGACTTGACAGGATGTAGACGATTTGAACGCGCGCGGACATCACCGCTTTTTTGCGGTGATGCTGAGGGCCTTGGCGACGGCGCCGCCGTCTTTGTAGGCTTGCCCCAGCAGCACCTTATCTCGGGCGAGCTGCGGGGAAATTCCGAGACGGTGCGCAACCCTGGCGATGTGATCGGCCAGTATTTCGAGCTTGGGCGATCCGATGGGTGAGCTGACGCCCGTGGCGCCAGATCCCGCACCCCACATGAGGGCCTGCGCCGGGACCGCCTCCATGCCCATCTTTTTGGCGACCTTTTCGCGAAACCATGGGGCAATGTGCCTGTACTCGGGCGGCAGCATGGATGCCCCAGTATCTTTGCCGCCTCGTGTGTCCGCGACGCCCAAAAGGCGCGTGAAATGGGCGTCGGGCACGGGCCAGCGCGTTTGAAAGCCAGTGGCGGGCACGCCGCTGGCGGGGATGTACGTCGGCACCTTGACGCTCTGCATGTCCCCCAGCGTGCCGTTTTGGAGGTACCTTTCCATGGGCCCTGAGTGCGACGTGGAGTGATAGGGGTGCCCCCTCACTGCGGAAATGTCTGCGGGGAAGTCTGCAGGCCTATTGCCGGCCGCCATGCCCGCGTACTTCTTGAAGTCTCCAAAGCGCCCCTGCTCCGCCAAATAATCGGCAGCGAGCCCTCGGTTCATCTCCGTCGGCACCTCTGATCCCGGACTGGCCATGCCGGTAAGGGTGTTCATTTGGTTATAGCGTTTGACGGCGCCGTCGTGTCCGACCAGCTCTTTCAGGCGGTCGAACGCGGGATCCATATAGTACCACGGCATCATGCCGTGCTTGAGGCCTTCGTGCTTCTGCGCCTCTCCCAAAAGGTCCTGGATGCGCCGCGCGTTCCTGGGGTTCATGACGCCCTCGGCGGCCTCGGACGTGCGATCTCCGCCCTTAAAGGCGAGCTTTGGATCCATGTTGCCTTGGCGGTGCGCGCCGCGCTCGTACATTTCAGCGCGCGTGACGCCAAACAGCCCCTTAAGATTAGGGCTCTCGGGCGCGACCCGCGCCGCCGCCTCTGAGGCAAGCTTGCGCGGGTCGTTGTAAATCTCTGGATATCGGTTGCCGGTGGGGTTTGTAACGGTCTGCTTCATGTCGAGCCCCCTCGGCTGAACCCATCCAGATTTACTTCTCCTTGGTGTCCTCCGCCTTGGCGGTGGGCTTCTTGGAGGATTTTTCCGAGGCGGGATGCGGCCTCATCCCGAAGAGAACCTTGCCCCCCTTGAACGGGTGGGGATGCCCCGGAGGGTTGTGACCCAGGTACGCCATAGTCAGCTCCGTGTTCTGGAAACGCAATATGCGCGTCGAAGGACGAAACAGGATATACGTTGTTCAGGGAGTTGTCTATCTGTTTGGCTTTTTCGGCGGTGTCTGCGCCGCCCTCTCCACTCAAGATGTCCATGTGGCCCGTCTCCGGGTTCGTGGAATGTCCTTGGGCAAGACCCTGGCTATGCAGGTGCTCATAAACGGCGTGCGCGTGATCTGGGTGAACGCCTTTAGGAAGATGAACCCGCACGACGCCTGAAGGGAAGCTCCCTTCAAACGGCTGGTCGCTGGCCCCCATCATGGCGTCCTGGCGAAAAAGCTCTCCCAGGCCATTTAAGGCTTTCTTGATATGCCTCGGGTCGTGTGGCGTGAAGGCGTAGTTCGGGTTGGTGTGACCCTCAAACCCGCCAAGCCCGAGACTGACGTCACCCTTGACGCCGCTCTGATTTTGCCAGCGGCCCAAGTATTCTCTGATCATTTTGTTCGAAACGAGCCCCTTCGTGCGGGGGTGTAGCTTCTCCCAAGACGCCTGCTGATTTGGATCCCAAGTGTGCCCGGGGGCGACTTCGAAGTAAGCTTTTGGGGGCTCTTTCGCCTTTCCCCCCGCCGCCCTCTGCAGGGGCACGGGCTTGCCGGCGTAAGGCATGGATACGTCGCCAGCGCCCGGCGAGATGCGGTTGGCGAGGCCTTTTGCGACCAAAAGGGCCCGATTGACGGCCTTAGGACTTACTGGAAGGGCCATTCGTCTTCGCCTTCTTGGCGGCCTCCTTGGCCTGCTTTTCCTTGGATTTCAGATCTTTCTCGTGGATGTCGCTGTCGGCCTCGTTCTGCTCCTGCTGCATGTCGGCCTGGTGGCTCAGTTCCTTGTCCTTGAGCGCGTGCTGGCTCCTAAGGCCGCTCTGGTGCGTCAGGACGTCCTTGGCGAGGCCCAAAACAGCGATGCGCTCCTGGGACTGGCGGTCGAGGTCGCGGTTTTCGTCCTCGACCCTGCTCTTGTGGGCGTCCATGCCCACGGCCTTGGCCTTCGTCTGGGCGTCCAGCATCCTGGCCTGGGCCGTCATCAGGTCGACCTGATTGGGCGGCTCGGGCGGCGGCGGAGGGGCCTGCGGGTCCTTTCCGAAGCCCCCGGCCCTGATCTTGGCCTGCAGCTCCTGCTCCTTGACGGCGACCTCACGGCCCTTGAGCCCAAGTTCCTGCATCTTGGCGTCGGCGTCCTTCTCCATCTTCTGGACCTTCGCCATAAGCTCCTGCAGCTGCGGCGGCGGCTGGGCCTGCGCCGACGGCGGGGCCATGAACTGGCTGACATTGCTGTAGCCGATGGTGCGGATGGCCTCCTGGGCCACGGCGATGGGGTTGAACAAGGTCGGCGTCTGTTGCGCCAGTTGCATCAGGGCCGTCACCTTCATCACCCGTTGGGCGTGTGAGGAGGTGTTGGGGTCGGCCTTGGGCACGAGGTCGTAGTTGTCGAGGGCCTGCCGGAAGCTCTGGACGTCCCACTGCTGGCCCGAGGGGGCCCGGCGCTGGTTTACGAAGTCCTCCGGGTGCTCCCGGAAGACGTCCAAAAGCAGCTCGAACTCCTGCTGCTGGGCCATGTGCAGCCGCTTGTGGACGCTGTTCATGACCTTCGTGGCCTGCTCGATGAGGGCCATGGTGGTGCCCACGGGGACGTCGGCGCGGCCCTCCCCCACCTCAAGCTCGGACGTGCCGCCGATGCGCTGGCCAGTCTCGGCCATGTTGTCCACGAGCTGCATCAGGGCCGTGGACGGTGGCTGGTAGGGCAGCGGCATGATCGCGTCCTTGAGCGCCTTGCCGTTGGTCTTGACGATGGCCGCGCCGCCTGCGGGGACGCGGAGAATGCTGGTGTTCTGGCGGGCGCCCGTGTCGGCCATCAGGAAGCCGGGGAAGTTGGAGAACATGCCGGCGTCGAGAAGCTCGCGCCACGCGGCGGTGATGGCGTTGGTGGTGTTCCCCAGGATATTGACGAGGCCGATGGGGTAGTAGCCGAGGCCCGGGACGAACACGTACGGCACGAACACACGCCTGGCGACCGGAAGGTCCTTGGTCTCTTCGTTGTAGTTTCTGACAATGGAGAGGATGGTCTTGGACGACACGTCGATGGTCACCCGGTAGGGGACCTCAAGGCCGGAGGATTTGCCTTTGTACTTGTGCTCGAAGCCCGGGATGTCGAGTTCGCAGTAACACTCGTAAATCTCGTAGTCGCGGTCCTCGGGGTTGCTCGTCTCCTCGGTGAGGCCCTGCTGGCTCTTTTCCTCGCGCTGGACGCTGTCGAGGGTCGGCGCCGTAGGCGTCCCAAGGTCGACGTCGCGGTAGGCCCCTATGAGCTGCATACGGCGCACCACGGAGGGCTTCAGGAGCGTCCTGTGGGTCACCCGGCGGGCGCTGGTGAGGCTGGTGGCCGAATTGTTGACGATGACGTCAGTGGCGTCCGCCGTGTCGCTGACGGGGCGGTTCCTGAGGGGGCAACGGTAGACCTTTTTGTACATCAGGCCGCCGAACCCCAAAAGGAGGAGCATGCGGTCGGTGTCCGGGTAGTACTCGGAGGCCGTGGACGTCAGGTAATGGTTCATGTCCATTTCCAGGGCGTCGGCCAGCCTGTCCTCCTCGGACGTGGAGTTGGGGTCGTCGTTGTGGATCTTCATGGGGCCGTCGGCCGGCAGAAGCTCCGCCATGGCGTTGGCCTGGAAGCGCAGCACGGCCTCCAGGAGGAGCGGGTGGCGCACCCGGCTCTGGCTCTCTACGGGGGATCCGTCGGCGGCCCCCGAGGTCGAGGGGAGTTCGATCTTCAGCCCTAAGAGGCGCATGCCCTGGGCGCGGGTTTCGATCCAGTCCTCGCGGCTGGCGATGTCGTCGGCGATGCCCCGCAGGAGTTCGTCGGAGATGCGGCTAAGCTCGCCCTCGTCGAGGCGCTCCGCA